TATCTACAATGCGGGGGCTAGATGGGTGTCTGCCTCTACCGCCAGATACAAGTTCCTTGCTAACGTGTTACCGCATGGTTTGAATCTTGTGAAAGCTTGCAGCGGGTCAAATCGTTACATACGGACATACTACGGTGAGATAGATGCGTACAACGTGGAGGAGTCTGGAAGAGATTACTACCTACCAGAAAACGTAGGTCAGGCTACACATCTTCGATTCAAGCACACTAACATTGGATGGAAGCTGGATTCACCAGAGTGGATGCCAGAGAAGAATCAGACGTTGGTGAACAAGGAAGAGAAGCGTCAGTACAGGGAACACTACGAGTCATTCTATGAGTGGGCCGTTGCACTCACCCCGATACAACCAAGAGTAGATGCCATCCGATCTAGTAATTGGATCAGGGATGAGTACAGGGAGCAGTGTGCGTACAGGGAGCAGATAAAAGATCGTCTGGAGGAATACATGTTAGAAGAACGGCATGAACGGTACCACACCCGCAACCAAGGTAACTACGTGGGTATACCCAAGGAGATAATGCTTGAGGTGTTAGCAGATGATAATCATCCGATGCGCGTCGTGGCGTTGACTGATTTTCTCATGCAGAGCGCGGGTCAGTACTACATGATCGAGAAGCGTGACGAGAAGGAGTTTCGTAAAGGATTCAATACATGGCTAAACCATGTGTGTTTCCACGAAAACAAAACAACCCCCCAATACATGATAACCAAGGAGACAAATAATGAGACACGATAAATCAAAAGAAGTTGTAGACATAATCGAGATCGAAAGAACAGGTGATGCCGATGCTGGTGTTGGATATAAGCAATGGAGAGAAGTTCAGTACCCTAGCAATCGGGTGTGGACTGATGCTCCAAATGGTGGCAACGATACAGGGTTTCAGATGGACTTGTTACTACAAGAGATACGTATGCGTGTACCCAAGGAAGTGAAGTTTGGGGTATGTGACGAGCATAGCGGTGATCGAGTGTATCTGTACGTGGCAGATCAGCAGTTTGCTATGGGGTGGGTAGCCTATGGTGACTTCTCTGTTGGTCAAGAATGGATGTCTCCGAGCAAGTACGCAGTGTGGTCACCCCACATCTATAACGGTAAGTTTAAGGCCAAGAGGGGACAGTCTAAACTCAATTACAACATGCGTATCAGCAAGAACCGCAAGCCCATACTCAAACACGTTGAGGAGTTTGTAAAGCCTGTGAGTGCCTCGGAAACCGCACAGATGTACGTATACACGTTCCTCAATAAGTTGGGTCAGACCTACAGAGCAGCATCCAATGATTTAAATGATGTGAGGGGTAACCTTGGTAATAAGGGAGCCGTGATAAACGAACTCTTGCGGCTGCATAATATGGGGCATGAGTGGGCCGATGCGGGACTAAAGAGTGACGTGTTAGCGTTAGTTGATAAAGATAGAGAGGTACGGGAGATACTTACTCTACGCTACAGACTAACCTTTGTTCGATTGTATGTACGTAATGAGGAGCAGCTATTCGATGTGATCGACATGGTGAGTCCTACTGGCGTGATACAGGCTAACTCTTTTGATGCCGCAGAGTTGGGTACTGAAACTAAAACCTATACCTTGGATAAGTTGCCGCAGAATCTCAGGCTAAAGATATCAACTATCAATGCAATGGAGATAGGTCACTGTGTACTTGGTGTTGGGTATCGGGCAGAGCAGAACATATTCTATGTCTGTGAACAGCTTTGATACTCACGTAATGATACGTAATGATGTGATATACCGCGTTTTTATACCAGATGATGGCAAAGATATAAAAGTGTCATGTATTGGTATCAAATGTGTTGACTCGACAATTGATGGTGTGTATTCTGACTACTATGCGCTACCAGAATTGTTGAAGGAACGCATTGCGGTATTGAGTATATTGAAACCGGATATTGATGTTAACGAAGTTGCCGATGTTGGTAAACGAATTAACGAACAGACATATTGGGTTTACGATTTGTAGGGTAAGTGATTAGGCCAATATCACTTTATGGTGACATGTCTCTCGGCAGGGGAGTGTCACCCCCTACATCCCCTCCCGCATAATGTTAGGGATTCCCTAACATTCCTTCCTTCTACCGTTTCTGGTAACTTAAAATTTATTAAATAGGGTAGTTCGTGTACTACCCTTTTGGAATAGGGTAGTTCGTGTACTACCCTTTTTGGAAATAAAGGATGTGTCGAAAGGTGCTTCATAGATGTCAGGTGAGTCGCAGCATCAGACTAGTCCTCCGCGTTTTTGTTATTGGTACTGTTAATACTAGACAAGAACGTACGACAGCCTGATAGGTGCATGTAAGGGGTTTGTTTATTCCCTCGCGTGTGAACATATCAGAGTAAAGAAACAGGGACGATGCCTTGGTAGCACCTGCTCCCCTTCTCGTTGGTTTAGGGAGTTTGTTTAACCATTAATTGTCTCGACTGCGACAATTTATTATATAGGGGTTTATGTGGCTAAAGTAATTATAGAAGTAGAGGAAACAGAACTACTTAAACTAATAGATGTACAGGTAGAGATACTGTCTACACTGGAGAAGATCAATACTAATCTGGAGAAGTTAATGTCCAGACGTGGAGACCCAGTAGAGACAGAAACCAGTACTTCACAATAAGGTAGCAAGGAGGCTTACGGGATGGGTGACATAGTAAATCTGCACGACGACGAGCAAGAGGAAGTTGAATACATAGTGATATGTGAACACAAAGAACACAAACACTTCACGACTTTCGGAACTTTCTTAGACAGGGAACACGCAGAACATTTCATGGAGAATTACGGATTTGCAGAGGGTGAGTTTAATTTAAAAGCCTCCCCACTGAATATTGTGTGGTCAAGGGAGGATTCAGGTTATGACTCCTGAAGCCAAAGTTAAGAAAGTGGTAGCTGAACAGCTACGTAATCTTGGTGCTTATTACTTTTATCCAGTGACAAGTGGGTATGGGCGTAGTGGAGTACCTGACATAGTTGGATGCTATAAGGGACGGTTCTTCGGGATTGAGTGCAAGGCCCGTGATAACAAACCTACACCGCTACAACAGATAAATTTAGATGACATTGATAAGCAGAGTGGGATTGCATTGGTTATCAATGAAAAGAATATGCACAGTGTTCAAGACATTCTTGACCCATCTGATGTGAACGACAGACAAATGGAGTTTGATTTTGAGTACGAGTAAATATGGAAAAATAATGCGGGCGTTGATTAAATCCCCAAAAAAGTCCAATAAAGAGGTAGCGGCAACACTTGGTGTGTCAGCTTCTTATGTGTACAAGGTACGTAAAGACTACGAAGTAGACACTGAGGCTTATAACTTCGCACTTAAAGTAAATGAGCTAACGAAGACTGTATCGGACGGTAGCACAGCGGCTTACTACGAGCTTCCAGAGGGAGCTAACGAACTGCAAGACCTGATATCACATCGAGACATGAACGCACAAATTGGTGAAGTCTTCCGCTCGTGCTATCGGTACGGAATGGCATCACACAGTGATAAGTTAAGAGATGCTAAGAAGATTAAGTTTTACATCGACGCAGAGATAAAGAGGTTGGAAAGACTGTGAGCAAGACAAAGGCCGAAGAGAGTAAGGAGCTTGATGATCAGGTTGCAGCGTTCCTCAAGAAGGGTGGGGAGATCGAGCAGCTTGATACAAAGGACTCCAAACTGAAGGACATATCACTGTCTAACAAGTTCTTCGCTAAGACCAACTACATTATGTTCAGCACCAACACTAAGAAGTAAGGGGATTTAAATCATGGATTTGATTACCTTGGATTTTGAGACCTTTTATAGTAAAGACTTCTCGTTAAAAAAACTGACCACAGAAGAGTACATACGAAACCCATTGTTTGAGGTGGTTGGTGTTGGTGTAAAAGTAAATGATGGCCCTACTGAGTGGGCTAGTGGTGCAGACGATCAGATGAAGGATTATCTGGACAGTTTCGATTGGGCTAACAGTATGTTACTTGCTCACAACACTATGTTTGACGGTGCAATACTTGACTGGAAGTTTGACATAAGACCTAAGATATATGCTGACACGTTATGTATTGCTCGCGCTCTGAATGGGGTGGAGCACAGTGTAAGTTTAGCTGCACTGGTTGAACGGTATGGGTTGGGGAAGAAAGGAACTGAGATAGTCAACGCTATCGGTAAGAAGCGTGATGATTTTTCTGAAGAAGAACTAGATAGATATGGAGACTATTGTGTTAACGATGTGGAGCTTACCTACGAATTGTTCAAGACAATGGGGAAGTACTTCCCAAAACGAGAACTTAAACTTATCGACCTCACTCTACGCATGTTCATTGACCCAATATTGGACTTGGATTTAGGTCTACTTGAACAGCATCTTACACAGATACGTAACCACAAGGATGAACTCTTAGAGGCTGCCGGAATAGAAGATAAAAAGGAGTTAATGAGCAACATTAAGTTTGCAGAACTCCTTAGAGAATTAGATGTGGAACCCCCTACTAAGATAAGCCCAACGACAGGACAGGAAGCATTTGCATTTGCCAAGACAGACGATGGTTTCAAAGCACTACAAGAGCATGATAACCCTGAAGTACAGGCATTGGTTGCAGCTAGGCTAGGTAACAAAAGCACACTGGAAGAAACCCGAACTCAACGATTCATAGACATAGCCAAGCGTGGCTTACTACCTGTACCACTGCGATACCATGCTGCACATACTGGACGTTGGGGCGGTGATGACAAAATAAACCTACAGAACCTACCGAGCAGAGGGCCAAACGCTAAGATGTTGAAGCGTAGCATCATAGCACCAGACGGTTACATGTTAGTGGATTGTGACTCATCGCAAATTGAAGCGAGGGTATTGGCGTGGCTGGCAGAACAGGAAGACTTGGTATCTGCGTTTGCTAACAAAGAAGACGTATACGTTAACATGGCAGCACGTATTTATGATAAACCAGAGGACGACATATCTAAAGATGAGCGATTCGTCGGTAAGACCACGATACTAGGTAGTGGCTACGGTATGGGCGCGATTAAATTCCAAGCACAAATGAAGAACTTTGGGTTTGATATAGAATTAGGTGAAGCGAGGCGCATCATACAGGTTTACAGGGATACCAACTGGAAAATCAATCACTTGTGGCGACAAGCGCAACTCATGTTAGTTGATATGAATAACGAGAATGAGGAGGGGGGATGTTTTGGGACTCGCGGGGTAATGGAGTACGGCTTCAAGTACCAAAGTGGGGAGATTGGTGTAATCAACGGCCACATACGTTTACCTTCCAGACTATTGATGCGTTACGAGCGGCTTGAATCAGCAGCGGGAGAACGTGGTGAAGAGTTTAGTTATCAAACACGTAAAGGACGTACTAGGATCTACGGTGGTAAGGTAATCGAAAACGTCTGCCAAGCTCTAGCTGGATGTATTATCGGTGAGCAGATGCTGGATATAGCTAAGAAGTACAGGGTGGTACTGACTGTACATGATTCAGTGGTGTGTTGTGTGCCAGAAGAAGAGGTAGAAGAGGCGCAACAGTACATAGAAGCATGTATGCGTAAAGTACCAGAATGGGCAGAAGGGTTACCTCTGGATTGTGAATCAGGGGTGGCTAAAGCATATGGAGATTGTGAGTAATGAATATGGGTAGACCGAGAGGGAGATCTAAAAAACCTAAGTGCATAGTTCCTAAATGTAAGAACACTCCATCCAGAATGACTCCAGAAGGTGAGCCTGTGTGCCGCACCCATTTGGCAAGGAGGAATATGTTTGGTGCGGTGGATGCTGAATCTCCAACAATTCCCAGTATGGGAAAAAGAAACCTCCAGTACAAAAATGGTTTTAATGTTGTATCAGCTACACAGGAAAGACAATCTGGGTACGTTGAAGATTTAGTGAGTGTTAAAAGTACGCTAAAAGATAAACGCCTAAGAGATATTCGGCGGCGACACTTACGAGGCGTAAAATCAAAGACTAACTCATACAAAGATTTTGCAAGGGATGGAGGTTTGAATAATGACTAGTAAATACGACATATTATTTTTAGGAACACCTTTCATAGACGGACACTACGATTCGGTACAAGATGCTTACGAAGCCAAAGAATCACACGTAAAGAACTTTCCTAACATTGATTTGGCTATAGTAAAAACCATACATGATGTCACGTTAGGGAAAGACATATTCTGGATTCCCAACAAAGAAGAATTGAAAGCTTTTAACAGTGGGGGGCAAGATGACTAATGAAGCTCACGTTAAGAAAAGACGTAGACAGGTACAGACTGCGGTGGACAAGATGACTGCTAAACAGCTTCAGGTATGTGCTCAACTAAAGATACCTCCTCAAGATTACATAATCATTATGAACAAGGTACATATATGAGTGTAGCACCGTGGTCATACAGTAGGATAAAGGCGTTTGAGCAATGCCCTAAACAATTCTACCACTTGAAGGTAGCGAAAGATTACGAAGAGCCGCAGACGGAAGCGATGTTTTATGGGAACGACTTCCATAGTAGCGCAGAGCATCATGTCAGGGATAACGTACCGCTCCCCGCCAAGTTTTCTTACGCGCAAAAAGCTATTGATGCGTTGAAGGGCAAGCGTGGTAACAGGTTATGTGAATACGAGATGGGTCTTACTGCGGATTTAGAACCTTGCGGCTTTCGTAGTAAGAATGTGTGGTTCAGAGGTATAGCTGACCTTATAATTTTAGACAGTGAGTTAGCTTGGGTTGTTGACTATAAAACAGGAAAGTCGGCTCGGTACGCAGATAAAGGGCAACTGGAGTTGATGTCTTTAGCTGTGTTTAAACATTTCCCTGCGGTCAAGAAAGTCAGGGCTGGGTTACTATTTGTAGTATCCAATGAGTTTATCAGGGATACCTATAACGAAGAAGATGCACCTTCTCTATGGGAGAAGTGGCTATCTGATTTTGCGAGGATGGAAAAGGCGTATGAGTCTGATACTTGGAACGCACACCCAAGCGGCTTATGCAAAAGACATTGTGCAGTGTTGGAGTGCCAACACAACGGGAGAAAATAATGAGACGTAGAGATTACAAACAGGAATACAAGACACAGAAGAAGCGCGGCGAACATGCGGATCGGATGGAACGGCAACGTGCCAGACGTGCATTGGACAAGAAGGCCAAGAAGACAGGCGGGGACAAGAATAAGAACGGTGTAGCTGATAAGCGAGAGGGTAAAGACGTAGCCCACAATAAACCTTTACGTAGTGGTGGCACTAATAAAGATGGTTACAGAATATCCAGCCGTAGCAAGAACCGTTCTAATAACGGACAGAGACCAAGGAAAAGAAGAACTTGAAGATAGTGGATAATCGGGCGTTGTTATTGAAATTAAGAAATCCGAAAAGAGTGACGACTGTGATACCTAAAAGTAAACAATTACCTGATAACAGAGTACTCGTTAATTGGGGTGTGGAAGAGAGCCACGTACTGAAGAACTTAAATATTAACGTACCATCACCCATTGAAGGTCTGTACGATTGGCCCGGTAAGTACAAACCTTTTTCTCATCAGCGCACTACCTCTTCCTTTTTTACCCTCAACAGAAGGTCATTTTGTTTTAACGAGCAGGGTACAGGTAAGACCGCCAGTGCGATATGGGCCTCTGATTTCCTTATGAAACAGGGACGCATCAACAGGGTATTGATTATTTGCCCCCTGTCTATTATGGACAGCGCATGGCGTACTGACCTGTTTGATTTTGCACCGCATCGGTCAGTAGATATTGCTTATGGTTCAGCCAAGAAACGTAAAGAGATAATCAAGAACGGTGCTGAATACGTCATTATAAACTATGACGGCATAGAGATTGTCTTCAGCGAGATAGCTAATGGCGGGTTTGACCTAATCATTGCCGACGAAGCGACACATTATAAGAACGCGCAGACTAAACGGTGGAAGGCTTTGAATAGATTGATTACACCTTCGACTTGGTTGTGGATGATGACAGGCACCCCTGCGGCACAGTCTCCTTTAGATGCATTTGGTCTAGCCAAATTGGTCAATCCAAATTCAGTGCCTAGATTCTTTAGTTCATTTCGAGATCAGGTGATGTACAAGATCACCAACTTTAAGTGGGTGCCTAAAGAAGACGCGACAGATAGAGTCTTTAACGCATTGCAACCGGCTATACGGTTTACCAAGGATCAGTGCATGGATCTCCCTGCCATGACCTATGTGAAACGAAAAGTAGAGTTAACTCGTCAGCAGAAGGCGTACTACGACGAGCTTAAAAGTAAGATGGTTATAGATATGGGGGGAGAACGAGTTACGTCTATTAACGCAGCAGTAAACATGAATAAGCTCCTTCAGATATCAGCAGGGGCAATCTACACGGATGAAGGAGAGGCACTAGAGTTTGATATTAAGCACAGATACAAAGTGCTGCGTGAGGTAATCGATGAGTCCAGCAAGAAAGTCTTAGTCTTTGTACCGTTTAAACATGTGATTGACGTGCTTACCGCCAAGCTATGTAAAGATGGGATTACTACAGAAGTCATACGTGGTGATGTGTCTGCTCCTAAAAGGACGGAGATATTTAAACGCTTCCAAAAAACACCCGATCCAAAAGTGTTAGTCATACAACCACAGGCAGCAGCCCACGGAGTGACATTGACTGCGGCTAATACAGTAGTGTGGTGGGGGCCAACCAGTTCCCTAGAAACTTACGCTCAAGCAAATGCTAGGGTGCATCGAGCGGGGCAAGACCACAAATGTACAGTGGTTCAATTAGAAGGGTCGTACATAGAAAAGCGTGTTTACTCATTACTTGATAACAGAATTGACGTACACACAAAAATGATAGACTTATATAAAGAAATTCTTGACTAGTATATAATCGCTCACTAAACTACACCGCATGTTACAAGTTAAAGACTTAGTTAAGCGGTACATAGATATTCGCAATAGTAGGGCCGAGCTTAAAGAAAAATACGATACAGCAGACGAGAAGCTGTCAGCCAAGCTAGACGAAGTAAAACGCCAGTTACTTAATTTCTGCAATGAGAATGACTTGGATGGACTGAAGACCCCAGAAGGATCTTTATCTATATCGAACAAGACTAATTACTGGACAAATGATTGGGACTCATTAAGGGAATTTGTTTTAGAGCATGGCGTTACAGAGTTTTTTGAGAAGCGGTTGCATCAGAGCAACATAGCAGAGTTCTTGGAGGAAAACCCTGAGTTAACACCGAAGGGATTGAATGTAAGGAAGGAACGCGCAATTACCGTAAGGAAAATAAAATGAATGAGGAACCTTTTGTTCCGATAGAAACACTGGCAAAACACTTTGCTGTCTCAGTGCCTACGATAAGATCATGGTATCGTACAAACAAGATACCCTCTGGTTCTTACGTAAAGGTAGGTAACACTTACAGGTTCAGGATATCTACTGTTGAGGATGCACTTAAAAACACAGCAGAAGAACCTGTTAATTTAGAGGCGGAACAACATGAGCATGATCTCTTGTTCTCCGGCGACAATGACGTAGATGACGACGTGTAGATATGTTATCACGCGATATGTCAAATGAAGAATACCATGCTCACCCTGCAATAGGCAGTTCATCAGTTAAGGAAGTCCACATGAAGTCTTTGTTGCATTGGCATCAGGGACAGCATAAAGAGACACCTGCTCTAAACGTAGGGACAGCAGTTCATGCAATGATTCTGGAACCAGATAAGAAGTTAGTAATATGTGGGCCAGAGTCAAGGCGTGGTAAGGCTTGGACTGAAGCAAAGGAACAAGCCGATAGGAATGGGATGACATTGCTCACCCAATCAGATTATGAAATGTGCGAAGCTATAACCGCAAGTGTTATGGGCAATTCTGACGCGGCTCTTTTGGTTAACGACAGAAGAGCGGTTAAGGAATCAAGTATATTTAACATAGACCCTGAGACGGGACTAGAACTTAAAGTACGTCCTGACTTGTTTATAGCAAATAAAGGAGTAGTGCTTGATTTGAAGACAACAAGGGATGCATCCCCTAATGATCGGGGGTTTGCAAAACAGGTCTTCCAGTTGGGCTACCACATCCAAGGCGCATTTTATAATTATGTGTTAGGATTAGAAGGTATAAAGGTTAATCAATTCACTTTTTTAGCGGTTGAGAAAGAACCTCCCTTCGCAGTCCAAATACATACTCTGGCTCCTGAAGTACTTGAGTTTGGCTTATGCCAGATGAAGAAGACTTTGCGCCAGATAAAACGAGCGAAGGAAGAAAAACACTACAGCACGGGGTGGCCTTCAGTAAACATAATCACTCTACCGGAGTGGTTAAAATCAGAAAATATTAATAGGGATATAGACGATATGGCAGACGCATATTTTATAAAAGACGTGGAAGCATTGTTTCCAAAAATTAACCAGACCTATCGATTCGACAGCAATGCGAATGAAGGGAAGGGTAAGAGTGTGCCTTGTGCGCCACTGGAAGCAGGGTCTAGCTACGAATTATCATTTAAAATAACTAAAGAGAAAGCTCAAAATTTGTATAAGGATATGGTATTGGCTTTCCGAGCAGAAGGTGAAGGTAAGGGGTGGCCCGATAAGTTCCCGAACCCTTTCAAAAAAGACATGGTTGATGGTGAGCACACTGGACTATATATAGGTAAGGCAGGTATTGCCGGTGCCTA